CTCTTTAACGCGGTATTCTAATATTGGATCATCCGGACAGTACCAATCAGCCTCAAAAGCCAAAAGCGGGCCCATTGTTTCCCCGCCAATCATTTTTGCTTCAAAAACAGCTACCGCCGGAATAGGGCAAGCACCTTGTTGGTGCGGTTTCCATTTACTCCACATTCATAAAGGTTTCCCCTTACCCGTAACCAACATTGCGGCGTGATCGATAAAGTGGAAAACGTTTTCTTTAGTAGTTCGGTAAAGAGTACCATTGCCGACCCAATTATTATTTTGGTTCAACGCCAACATTAATTTAGCCTCTCCAATCAATTCCTCTACTTCAACGTCCCAAAGCTTTCTCTCGCAAGTAATTTTCATAACATTCTCCAATTTTAAAAGTTTAACATAAATTAAGGTAAGCGATTATATGGGAGATATCAAGCTAAAAACTTTAGACCAATCAAACGGATGCTCAAAACTTCCAATCGACGGGGTTTTCAGACCATCCTCGGCAAGCGCTATGGCCTGAGAGGCGCTGTACAAGTGAAGGGTGGCCTTAACGTCCGCTCTGGCCTGTCGCTTAACCAAAACCCAACTGCTGCTCTTACGGTGTCGTGTGAGCCACGCAACTTGATAGGGGCTTAAATTAACAGCGTTAGCTTTACAAAACTTTAGCTCGACAAAGTGTAGCCCGCCTAATTCGTCACAAGCCAGTAAATCGGGGATACCTTGGCCCACCCAATTTTCTATTCTAGTTAGCACCCAATTTCGTCTAGACTTATTAGCGGTTTTTAGTTGCCGATATAAGCCCGCCTCAGTCGGCATCCTCAGTTGGGGTAATGTCGATAACGTTTTCGCCATAGCCTTCTTTCAAATCGTTCAAAGCTTTTAAAACTTCGTCCTTACTCATACTGTCGATACTGCCGTGACGTATCTCTGATTTGCTCACGTAGATATCGCCCTGAGCTTGGCCCCTGCGATACTCTGCTTGGACGGCAGCGGAATATGCGCCGTTCTCTAAAGCAAGGTCTCTAATTTTTTGAAGGTCTCGAATATGTCGGCCATAGTTTATATCAAACTTTGCATCTAATTCGGCACGGTAAGATTTTATGGCAGCTACAACGTGCGGGCACTTGTGGGGATTGGTTAGCTCATAAGCACGGGTATGGGCGGAACTTTCTGGATAGCCAGCTTTTATCGCGGCATCTTTAAAAGTAATCAAGCCATCGTTGCTTACTAGCTCTTTAACAAAAAGCTCTTGCTTGCGGGTAAGCTTAGTATTTACAGAAATGCGTTTGCGGCCTCTGGGATCAGAGCGCGGGCTGTCGGGATCAACAAGCTTATTATGTTTTGGTATGGCACGTTCTTTTATTTGAAGCGGCGAAGGGATACTGCCAAACTTTGTTTTCTTAACGGGCCGACCTCTTTTTTTGGGGCCAGTGGTTTCTTCAGTCATGCGGGCCTCTCTCAACGAATATCTGATAAACTCTTATACCCCTGTTATAACCGTTACTGTTATATAGGCCAGAAAAAACTTTTTATAAAAAAAATCCCCCACCCCCCCATTAGGCAGTATTGCACTTTAACGAAAACCCTCTCTGGTTACATTTTACTACCTTGTCGGTGTAACCACTTATGTAACCAATATTTCTCTTTATATATAAGGGTTTAAAGGCCAAGTTACATAAGTTACGGGGGTTACGGCTTGAAAACACTTTTTTTATTTTTTTTATTTTTCAGCCTATATACTGTAACGGCGTTAAATAAGTCCCGCGGTCCGCGATTCATTACTTTTGATGAGGAGTATTGACACTATGACTTCGGAGCGAAGGCCCCACGCTTTACACGCAGGGCCTTATACATTTTTAGATTAATGGAACGGTTTCGATATATTTATCGTCTTTGTGGCTTTCGGTTCCGGCATCCTTGTATATATCGCAGGTTGCTTCTCCGGATTTTAGCCATCCCTTAATATCAAACAGGTGTGACCAATTTCTTTTTAATTCACCCTTTAACATTTTCATAGCATTGCCTTTAGTTTTAGCTGTTGCCCAGCAAGTACCGCCCATCGGGTTAACCATTGCTTTGTACTTCATCTAACATTCTCCAATTATGGGTTTTGTTCCGAGCCGTACCCAAGGTTTGTCAAAAAGCGTTGAGAGCCCTTCGGAAGCTCTCAAACGACAATACCACATATATGGGAGAAAGTCAACGAAGCTACATAAACCTTTTAGCGGACCGTTGTGCGATGTATTGAAAAAGGCTTTGTTGGTGGTGCTTAACTCTGCATTTTTTCTGCACCAGTGCAACCATTCCGCCTTTTGAAGCGTCTAATGCATCTTGCTTATGTCTTCCGGATGCGTAAGTTCCCACATGATATATGATGCTATCGCCGTTCCTTGTTGATTTGAGCGCATCCTTGAATGTCATCGTTCCCATTCCGATTGAGATATCTAAAATCATATTTTTTTACCGGATTTTCTAAGGTTTTTAACAAACTTACTTAGTTCTTCTCTTGCCATCCAAAGGTCTCGTTTTAGGTTCAACGTCTGCAAGTTGCTATCGACGCTACGTTTGTGTTCATCGTCTTGCAATCTATCCACTTGTTTTTTCAGCCATTGCAGTTCGTTTTCTTGGAACGGTGTTAGTCTTTGGGCTTCCATCAGTGCAATCTTCCTTTTGAGAACTTTTCCATAAAATCGTCGGCATCTTCCAAGGCTTCGCTCACTGCTTCATGTTCCAAGAGCAGGGCGGTTGTTTTAATTGCCACCATCGGCCACAGGTGCGAAAAATTGTACACGCTGACAATGTTTGCGATTATTATAGCCAATTGGGGCGGCGATATATTTTTAGGGCACACTTCCAAAATTTCTTTTACTGCTTCATCTAGTTCGTCCATACTTGCGCACCTTCCTTGTTTTCTTTAGTGTTTCTGTGAGGCCAGCTTTAATTTAACATAAGCTAAACCGCAGGGTTGTTTAATGGTTGAGTGCTACCGAATGCGCCTATTCTGAAACGGCTGGTCTCACGAACAATCCTAACACTCATATTAAGATCACGGCTACTATTATTCCTGTTAGCACTGATCCCACTATTAAACCTGAAACAAAGCCCAACATCCCTGCTATTTCAATAAGACTATTCTTCAATTTTACCTTTTCCGCTGCACCATTCACAGTCCAGCCATTGCTCATATAGTTCTCCGATATCTCTTCCGAAGTTCGCGGGCCGCGGTACTTCGCCTTCGACCTGCCCTTCTCCGCCGCATTCTGGGCATTCTTTTTGCCTTGTTTCGAGTAGTGCGGTCAGTGCTGCGAAGTTATCGACCGTTCGTTTCATCATTCATCCTCCTTAAATATTGAGTCGCCTAGTGTTTCTGGTAACTCTACTGTTGCTGATCTAAAGTTGCATTTCACGCATTTTCTTTTGCGTTTTATTGTTTGGAACCCGTATTTTGTGTGCGGTCTGCTGTCCCACGTTATTAGTTTATGGCGGCAATCTGGGCAATGAGATACGCTATTCATTACCAACTGCCATAGTATTCTACAGACTTCCAAGTGTTGTCGAGAATATCCAACCAATCGGCGGCATCGCGGAAAATCTTTACCGTTGCAGCGACCTGTTCGGGCTCTTTGTGGAAAGCGTCGGATTCGGGCCTGTCTCTGTGAGTAGGAAGTTTACCTTGCTCTACTGCGTCAGCAATATCTCGCAGAGCAATTGGCCCCAACTCGATTTTGCTGCTATCCTCATCATGGTTATCCCTGATGTAATTGTGCAGCGCCCAATGCTTGCGCCAGTATCCCATCTTTAACCGCAAACTCTCGACAGGGTAACTATCGACCTTGGCCCTCGGTAATTTGTCTTGATGCTCAGGAACGTACTTGTCCCCAGTTAAATACATGTCTAGTCCCATTACCAATCCTCTCCAAATACTTTTGCAAATACTTCGTCCAACAGACGGTCCATATCTTTACTGCTCATTTGTAGTTCCCTCATTATTGACTAACGACAGGGTATAATCGGTATGGGATAAAGTCAACTAATTTAATTATTATAAAGAAAAAGCCTCCAATCTGAGCAGAGATTGGAGGCTTAAACCATAGGATAGTATCAAACATTGGAGAATGTCTAAGCTACTTATAAGCGACTTTATGGGATAGATCAAGCTTATTATCGCCGTGTTGGGAATAAACATCAAACATAACCCGCAACTGTCCGCTTATTGTACGGCCATTCATTGCAGCGTGTGCTTTTATTTCCTTGTACACCTCAATGGGCACAAGAACGCTTTTCCATTTAGTAGTATCCATTGGGTTCACCCTTTGTCGTTCTATTGCGGAGCATATAGGAGTTTATGGGAACCTGCAAGAAAAAACCCTTTTGTCGTTGCAGTGCGAAACCTGACCAGACAAAAGGGCCGTTAGCTTATACAGCTTCTCCCCAGCTTGGACCTACTTCAACATCACACTTGCTAGGGATTTCTAATGGTACTGCACTTACCATTATCTTGGCAATAGCTTCTGCCTCTTCTTTATTTTTTACTGACATGCAAAGTTCGTCATGCACTTGCAGCATTGGAAGATAGCCTTGTTTGTACAAATCCACCATTGCTTTCTTGGTCATGTCCGCGGCGGACGCTTGGATAAGTCTGTTTAGTGCTTTGTAGGTAAAAGCCCGCTTCAGACGGCATGTCTCTCCATATTCTAGTATTGCTTCTTGGTAAGGCATCGCCTTGGTCATTTCAAAGGAGTCTGGTTCCCAAAGATTAAACCTGCACTTGCGGCCAAGGATAGAACTGATTGTCCCACCGCTGGCTTTACTGTTCAGACGGTTTGTAACGCCTGCCATTAGACCTTTTACGAAAGGTACGCGGTCATGGTACTGTTTCACCAAGCTTTTGGCCTCTGAGGGATCAATATCTAGCTGATCGGCAAGCTTTGTCACCCCCATGCCGTACATCATGCCCAGATTGATGGTTTTTGCTTGTTTTCTAGGAATGTCCGCCATTTCTGCAACCATTGTGTGAAAATCCATGTTCGGATCTTCGCGGTAGCTGGTTACAAACTCCTCAACGCCCCTCAGTGGCACATCTCTGCTTTTTCCATATACATGAGCATAATGAACCAAGATGCGCGGTTCTTGTTGTGAGTAATCGATTGACGCCCACTGTTCTCCCTCTTCTGGGAGGAACAAAGACCGTATAAGGGGACCGATCTCAGGGTCGCGGGCGGGAATTTGCTGTAAGTTGGGATTGTTCATCGAAAAGCGGCCCGAAACCGTGCCCCCGTCGTCACCTCTGATCTGATTGATGTGCGAATGCACTCTCCCGTCACTGTGGCAGAATTTTAGGATATTATTGATGAAAGTTCCGCTGGTTTTGTTTAAGCTTCGCGCTTGGACGATAAGTTGCGGTAATTTCTCGCTGTGATCGGCTAAAAACTGTTTTTTGAACGATGGCGCACCTTTTTCGGTCTTTGGGTAAGGTATTGATAGGTCATCGAAGGCTTTTGATATAGAATTCGCCGCCCAAATCTCTATGTCCCGTCCAACTAGGCTTTTTATCTCTTTAAGGACTACTTTCTCTCGTTTTAGGATCGCGTCCCGCGTTCTTTCGGTTTTGTCCATATCAACGCGGACGCCTCTCCAAGTCATGTTGACCAAGCAGGGGAGCAAATCTAACTCTAGGTTGACGATATTCCAAAGATTTTGCTTACCGATTTCTACTTTTAGGTAATCCCAGAGTTGCAAGGTCACTTCTGCGTCTGTCTGGGCATAAGGTCCAACATACATGGCGGGCATTTTCCACATATCTGCCTTTGGATCGAAGCCAAACTCTTTTGCAGCTTCGCGGAGTAGGCTTTCGTTCTTTGCGAGGCCCAGATACTCGAAAGCTAGTGAGTTTAGTGCATAGGAAAACTTGTTTTCATCTAAAAGAGAAGCGACAACCATTGTATCGATAATTCTACCGTTTATTTCAAAGCCCATGCGCTTGATCCAGCCCACATCGTACTGTGCGTTGTGCATAACTTTGTCCGCTGGGCAGTCAAAAACCTTTTTCAGCCACCGATTGACCACTTTTTCGTCTAGGTTTCCGCCCCCACGGTGTCTTGTAGGGATATATCCGGCCCAATCTGCGGTTGCTACAGCGTAACCGACCACTTCACCGTCCCCGACAGCCCATCCGGGTCCGCTTGATTTAATGTTGGGGTCTCTGGTCTCAACGTCGATAGCAATTGTGCTTGCTCCGGTAAGGTCAGGCAGTTCTGCGGGTGGAACCCACTCAGAGCTTAGAGATGGTGTATTCATTTTAAGCTTCATCTTTTAGTTCTTTCTGTAAATTCTGCACCCAAGGCACTATATCCGCACTTATCGACCCATGAGTCGGCCTTGTCTAAATCGTTTAGCAACCGCGCTGTTTTTAACCAATCCATCATTAGGGCAATGTGTTGCTCATTAACTTGACCGTGAGTTTTCATGGCTTCTTGGATTATAGCGTTCCAGCCCGCTGCAATGCGCCCAAAGTTGTCAAACGCATCCCCGTAATCTTTGGCCCTATCGCCGTTGATTAGTTCTTTCGCGGTGTTTAATACTTCGTCACGTTTCATTTTGTTCTTCCTTTTGGACGGATAAGTTACCAACTTTTTCGTAATCGGAGCCGAAGATTTCATTTAGCATCGGCTCCAGCATTTCTGCCATCACCCTCATCTTGTCCTCTGGTTTAATATCAGGGTTCTCTGTGACATATGTCAGGGCTATTGCGATGGCTTCAGTTGCTTTCAATTTCTTCCTCCCTTGGATAATAAACTAATACAAAGCTCTCGCATTTAGGGCATGAGAGGTTTGTGACCATGCTGTAATCGTCGTACATATATTCAACGTCTTCA